ATGTCGTCAACCGTTATCAGCATTCCTCACTCCCTCCAGCAGTTTATCTATGTCATCCTCGTCCATCCCGTATATCCGTGACAGGATGGTCTTCTTCGCATCCTCCCCGAGGGATGAGTCACGGACTATCTCAAGAACCCTGTCGGTCTTGTCTCCAAGCCTGTCGGCGATACTCTGGTCCACCCTGTAGACCTTCGACAGGATGCCATAGTCCCTGTCGGGATTGACCGCATCATCGTGCCACAGCGAGAAGATCTTCGAGAAGATATCCTCTACAATCTGCCTTTCAGTCTCCGTCTGGGCGTTGTAAAAGTCGTATGCGTTCTTCATCAGGTCTGCCCCGAAGTTCGCCCCGACATCCTTTGCTCGCAGGATAGGCGGCTGCACGAATGCAGCTCCGATGTTGTCAGGAGTCTTGGCTTCAGCCTTCTCAAAGTCCTTGTCGGTGCTTCTGGACTCGAACGGCCGGAACTCCGGTGGTTCCTCCCCGTCATTGAGATTGACATACAGCAGCTTCAAGGCATTGGCGTCGCCCTGGAACTCAGAAAGCTCACTTCTCGTCTCCTCCTCCTGCTCTTCAGAGTTGGCCGAGTTGTTCTTGTCTATGACCATCCCTGCAGGAATGAAGTTGCACCGCACATTCCTGTATGTGACATTCGACAGTCCCTCCTCGCTCGACATATCCGTAAGGGCTGCAGAGAATACAGGGAGAGGGTAGACCCTGTCCCCTGCACCCGAGTAATAGAGTATCTGTCCCTTGTACCCGTTCCAGCCTCCGGCTTCAAGCACCTCCTTCTCTATCGTATCCGGGTCCGGGTCGAAGAAATGGAAGAAGACGATGTCGTCCGTCTTGAAGCGGCGGAGCTTTATATACCGCCTTCCCCAGTCCGGATGGACCGCGAGCCGGTTGAAGCGGTAGTCATCATCCAGAGCCTCGAACCGCACCCACTCGAACGGGATGTGGCAGGCAGATGTTATCCTGAAGTTGGCGTCATAGTTGATATGCACGGCGAAGCCGTTGAACATAGCGAAGTCCTTGGCCACAGACTCCAACAGGGCATCCACGGTGTCCCCGTGTCCGTTGATGACCACCTTCGAGAAGTCGGAGTTTCTGAAGCCTCGACCCCTGATGAACTTCCAGTAGTTGTCGTAGCAGGCACGCCCTGTAATGGACGCATTTACCAGCTCGGAAATCCTCTGCGGAAGGTCATTGAAATCCCCGTATGTCTGTACCCTCAGACTCCTGTTGTTCACGGACTCCTTCTGTGGCGTTATCTTCAGTGTTGATACCTTCATCTTGTTTACTCCTTAACTGAAAATCGGTTGCGTATGGTGCGCAACCGACTTCAAAATCAAAACAATCGACCGGTTGCCCTACGCCTCTGCCGGCTTCTCGGCCTCCGTTTCCTGCTTTTTCTCCGGCTGCTTCGATACTGGCTTCTTGGATGCCGGTTTCTTAGGCTCGGACTTTTTTCCTCCTGACTGGGTCTTCGTCTTGGGCTTCTTGGTAGATGCCGACACAAGTTCCTGCCAGTTCTCAGGATACCTGCTGAAATACTTGATGCATTTCGGGTTTGTCCTCAAATGGTAAATGGCAAGCTCGTCCGTGATGTTGTGCATGGAGCACATCTTGGAGTTGTCGCCTTTGACCCTGTCGATTAACAGGGCGCCAGCCTTGAGGTCAAACTTTCTTGCGGCACGCCGCTCCACCTTGTCCGGATCAGACTTGATTATAACAGCATAGGCGTCAACCCAGCACTCCGTGCAGTTCTTGTTGAGAGGCGAGCCAGACACCTTGCGGTACAGCATTTCCGTCTCTACCCTGAACTCGGAGGACTCTGACGCAAGCTCCCTTATCTGGGCCTGCGTCAGTCCACTGTATCTGGATTTATAGTCGATGATGTTCATTCCTCTGCCCCCTGAACAAGTCCATTGATGAGAGTGTCAGTGGCCTTCTCTGACTCCGTATACACCGACAGAGGCAGCGATGACTCCTTCGCATTGTCCCCCGAGGCGAGAGTGAAGTTATAGAGGACGCCGTCCGTGTCGGTGGACGGTGCGTTGAACTCCGTCATCTCCAGCCCGTTGTCCGCTCCATACAGCTCGTACTTCGTCTCCGGGTTCTTGGCGTCCAGGTTCTCAACGATGATTACGACCTTTGTCTTCGACAGCTTGATGAGTTCATCCTTGATTTCCTGCGACCTCACGAACACACGACCAACGACCTTGTGGTCGAACTGATTGCGGTATGTGCCCTTTGCGAGGGTGCAGTCCTTCTCAAGGGAGTTCTTCTCAGACTCATATCTGAAGCCGTATGCGCCTGTCTTCAGGACGAGGGCCGACAGCACATTCCCCTCAATCTCCTTGGTTTCGGCGTGCTTCCAGTCATCGAAGTTGATGAGTATTATCTTTGGCTCAATCCCTGCAGTGCTTCCGTCGCAGGTGGCAAGGACAAGGCTCTTTGAAATCTTTGCACAATCCATACTGTTTTCCTTTTTAAGCGAGTTTCACGCACTGGCAAATAATTGTATTGCCGGGACGCAAAACCCGCTGATTTGACTTTTACCGTTAGATACCGAGGACAAATCTGGTGTCGTTGAGAAGTTTTGCGTCAATCTTGTCGCTCGCTTCCATCCTGTTGATGCGTGACTTCTTGTCATAGAAGACATCCACCTCTTCAAGGACTCCGTCTGAAGGGGTTCCTACGGCAGTGTTGGCCTTCTCGATGAGCACCGCCCTGTGGGGCTTGTAGTAGCCCTTTGTGCTTCCCTGGTCGAAGTACGCCTGTATCTGTTCGTCCCACACAGGCATCGGTATGACATCCACGCCGAGGAACTTCAGTGACCTAACTCCGTCCACGAGGTTCTTGTAGGTGCTCTCGATGTTCTTCCCGGTCAGGTACTGCTGGTATGCATCAGCTATGGTCTGCGTCACAAGGAAGCGCATCTTTCCTGAAGCCCTCATCACTACTGGAGCCTTGTAGTACATATCGTTCAGGAGCCGGTAGGCGACTTCCGCAGTCATTCCTGACATCTGAGTCGCTTTTGTGGTCTTGCTGTTCGCCGAGATTGTCACGAGCAGTTCAGGATGGGCAGTGGCCGCTGTCTGCAGCTGCTTGAACAGACCGTCAATGAGGTTGAAATATTCGACATCCACGCCGTCAGTGATAAGACCAGGGGTGTCCTCGTCACTCACATTCGTTGCGTCAGTGTCGCTCAGCCAGATGATGCGGTACAGCATCTTCTTGATTGCATCGGTAAGAACCTGCACGACTATGGCCATATAGTCGGTATCTGTCAGGTCATTTGCCCTAACCCCCAGGTTCTTGCAGTAGACAGCGCAGGTGTTATCAAGGTCTGTCGCACATTCGTCGATGATGACCTCCCAGGTCTTCGGCTGCCATACTACCTTCCTCGTGCCTATCTTGAAATCCTGCGCTTCAGGGTTGCAGCCCTGCGCCGCCTTTCCGACAAGCCCGCCTCCAGTGATGAAGCCTATCTCCTTGTCGTACACGATGCCTGAGAACATCTCGTGCAGTTCGTTGAGCTCTGGTGCCTTCAGGACCTCGTCGAAGACAAGATCTCTGATGTCCCTTATCTGCTCGGCAGTGAAGGTAAACTTGCTCAGGTCAATGATATTGCTCTTTGCCATACTCTCTTACTTTTTGCTCTTGTTCAACTTCTCCCTGATGTCCTGCTTTCTTTCCTCCGATGTCGGCTTGGTGTCCCCCTTGGTGGAGTTCGTCTGCGAGCCGACCCGTCTCCCTGGCAGGTAGTTGCTCTTGATCTGCGAGCGCAGATCCCTGATGGTGTCTGCGGCGTTCTGGAGGATTGTCCTCAGTTCCGCGTTCTCGGCACGGAGGTTCTCAAGCTCTGCGCCTTCCTCTCCGGAGTTGTTCTCCGCTCCTTCCTCTGATGATGTCCCGGCCTCCTGTATCTCCGTGATGACTCCGTCTGCTATCGTGACAGTCCTGCCGTCAGCGATTGTAAAGGTGCCGTCAGGGGATGCCGACATCCCGACCTCAAGGGTGTCGCTCTCCTCCTCCGTGGTAAAGAGAACCTCTCCGTCCTCTCCCACGAACTCATAGTTTACAGCACCCTTGCCGAGGAACTTCTGGATAGAGTTCAAGAAATTCGTCGCCGATTTCTTAATTTCACTGGCATTCTTCATAAAACTGAAATTTTGTAAATAATTGGTATTGTATGAGTTAATCTTGCTTATAAAGCCGTATTGAAGCAGTTCCTTGGCATCGTGCTTTCGCTCCTCCATCATCAAGGCTTCAAGGACTTCCCTCTGTGTACCGGTGCGCTCTGCATAGATGTCGAGCATCTTGTCCTGCATCATCCTCATTTCCTTGGCCTGCTCTTCCACTTCCGAGGTGGTACCTCCGGCGTATCCGTTTACCTGATGGATGAGGGCGAGGCAGTTCGGGTTCGCCGACCTGTTCTCCTTTGGGGCTGCAAGCAGGAGAGTGACGGCCATAGAATGGCAGCCTCCCTCGATGTTCATATATATGTTCTTGCCGCTGGTGCGGAGATAATCGTAGATGGCAAACCCTTCATCTACCTCTCCTCCGGGGCAGTGCAGGTCAAACCTGAAGTCGTTCTCCTCAGGGTTGCCCTCAAAGAGGCTGCGGACGAACTGGAGGGAGAAGACACCACTGTCATCCCCGGTCCAGAACCACCAGGCGTTCGCCTCGTTCGCTATCGGATTATAGACTTTTACTCTAATCATAATGTGTATATATTATACTCACTTTTGAGTACAAAAATAGCGGCTTGCCTTGGCAAACCGCTGGTAAATATGTTTCCCTGCTATCTTATCTCCTTCTGCATCTTGTATATGATTTTGCGGATGTTTTCATCGCAGGTGTAGCACCTCCGCCCTGTCTCGTCATACGCATCGGTCTTGGACATTCCCGAGGACACGAGCCCCCTCCACATCTCGTAGATGTAGATATACCGGCAGATGTTCGGGGCAAGGATGCCGTTCTTCGCAAGACTCTCCATCTGCTCCTTCCCGAGAGTCTTCGCAAGTTCATATACAGTCATACATATCAGATTTTCGCAGAGTTCTCTATGGTGGTGTAGTTCCTGTCAGCCTCCCTCACATCGGTTATGGCGGTGTATATCTTCAGGTCACGGAGCGAGGATGACATCCTGTCCGCAATCATATCAGAGAGCCTTTCATAGTCCATTTCTCCTCCGGCCATTGCCGGGACAGGATATGATGACACGCCGAAGCCTGTGTCCGGGATGGAGGAGTGCTTCCCTATGTAGGATATGAGGTTGAGCAGCTCCGGGAACGCACGGCTCGGTGCTGCCGAGACAATCCGTTCCCCGCCCTCGGTATTGACGAGGACTCCTCCCTGCTCGTGCGACGCACCCTGTACGAGACCTCCGACCCTTGCCTGGGGAAGAGGTTCTGCGAGGACTGCCGCCAGCTGGATTGCTCCGACAGAAGCGGCCACTGCCGTCAATGCCGCAGTGGAGATGCCGAAGTCCACCTTTGGCACTTCCGCCCATATCTTCATTATGGCTGCGGCTGTGTTGATTGCTATCTGCATTGCTGACAGAGCCTTCTGACGGATAGCCGCTTTTCGTTCGATTGCTGCCTTCTTCTTGTCAAGCTCCTCGTCGAGTGCCTCTGTCTGCTTGTCGTATTTCTCCTGTGAGATTACTCCGGCCTTGAGCTGGTTGTCGAGAGCCTTTTTCTTCTTCTCGTTGTCACTTTCGGCTTTCTGTACCTCTCGGTCTCCCAAGGAATTGAACAGATCGTTGATGTCCGAAAGGATACTCATTGCCGTATCTGCATAATCTTGAAGAAGATTTACTCTGTCGTTCTTATATTCCCTTTCATTATCTTTAAGGTCTTGTAATAATTCTTTTCTTCTTTCTGCCGTGATATTTTCAAGAGCCAGTTCTTCCTCAATCAAAGCCTTCTTCTCTTCATACTGTTCTTTCAAGGTGTATGCCTTGTTCTTTGATAGTGTCTGAAGCCGTATCTGTGCTTCAGTCTGTGCAAGTGCCACTTCTTCCGCCTGTGTGTCTTGACCAGCCTTTTGTTTCTGTTCTATCAGTTTTTTCAGATAATCGCGATGTAAAGAAAGTTTGTCATTCTGTGACTTGCTGAACTGTCTTACATCATTTTTGTAGAGTTCAGATACACTTTCCTCTATCCTTCTGTTCGTCTCATCATTCGCATTCTGTCTGATACTTTTTATCTCATCCGCTTCCCTCATTGCCAGCTGCGTGACATAGTACGACTTCTCCTCTGCAG